CTTATCCTTGCTCTTCGACAGACACAGGTTGCTACTCCGGACGACATTCGTGTCGACCAGATGGGCTGGTCTCCTCTGCCTAACGGTGAGGGTTCGGTAATGAACACTCCGCTGGCCAGTAACGTAGCTGGTGTTGGTGCAACTCCAGCCGCTTCCGCAACCACTCCGGCAGAGGATGCCGTGTCCACAGCCAAGTCAGCAAAAGACGCTACTGGCGCATCGAGCAAGTAACGGTACAATAACCGAAAGGTATGCTATGACAGACATTCAGCGTAGGCGCAAGGCACGCCACAGCAAGAACCCGGCCACGCCCGAGGTACGTCAGTACTCGGCTGTTGGCCTTGAGGTTCGTGATGGTGACGTGGCCGGTAACACAGTGGCGATCACTGGTGAGCCGATCGTGTACAACGCTCCCTACAGTGTGCGTGACGCACTTGGCACGTTTGACGAGACCATGCAGCCGGGAGTAGCGTCCGAGCTGATCGACGTCGCTGACGCCCGCTTCTTGTTCAACCACGACGGTATGCCGTTGGCACGTACGACCAGTGGCACGCTATCGTTGACCGATAGTCCATCGGCGCTTCGGTTCTCTGCCAACCTTGACCTACGACAGTCGCTGTCTCAGGACTTGGTGGTAGCTATCGAGCGCGGTGACGTCAATCAGATGAGTGTTGGGTTCATCGTTGCTCAGGACGAGTGGAGCAGCGACTGGTCTCAGCGTTCTATCTCCAAGTTCCAGGACCTGCTCGACGTGTCCGCAGTAACATACCCAGCCTCACCAACCACCTCTATTCAGCTTGCCCAGCGGGCAATGCTTATGGCTCCGTCTGAGTCGCGGGCTCGTATCCGCAAGCTGTATGCCATTGGGGCTGACCTGAAAGAAGGACGTGTGCTATCTGCTGACGACGTTACTATCCTGGCCGGAGCTACCGAGGCGCTTCATCGTGCCGACGACTCCGACCTGGCTGGTGTAGAGAGGTCCATCGCAGAGATCGACGAGATCATCGACCAGCAGTTGGAAGAGGGCCGCAACGCTCCGACCACTAAGGACCCCGGCATTGCTGCCGCACTTGCTACTGCCCATAGCGACGTATCTGCCGCGCTGGCCCTGCAGTCGAAGGACCCAGATGCTAACACCGACCCAGTAGACAAGGAGGTATGGATCGCCCTGACCTCCGCACTTGGTTCGCTTACTGACGCCCTTGAGGCGCAGTCGCGTGATGGTGCGCCTGACGCAGACACTACAGATGGTATCTCTCCTGAGGACGACACCGTAGACGGAGACGATGGCTCTACAGTTGATCGTGCAGACGGCTCCACCGGGCCTGGCACCGGACAGGGCGCAGTGCCCATCGGTGACCGTTCGCAGATTCCTGACACTGCCGAGCTACGCGCTGCCGCGCTGGAAAGCTTTGACGACATTGAGCGCGCCGTTGTCACGGCTATCCTCGAGTCGCTGCAGTCATTGTCTAACCCGTACCCTGACGTGTGGCTGGTTGATTGTGGCCCGGCGTCGTGTGTGTACCAGGCGTGGGGGGAGCCGTGCGGTACCTACACCCAGGGATACACCATCGACGGCGTAACGGTTGTCCTCGACGGAGAGCCTGTTCAGGTCGCTCAGGTTACTACCTGGGTTCCTGTTGAGGACGAAGATGAGGACGAGGACGTGTCAGTTGTCGAGCAGTTGAGTGCGTCAGGTTCTGTCACAGAAAACGGCCTCGCGTGGCTGGAGTTGGAGATCGAAAGTCTAGATCTGTAACACCCTACTTGACATAATTATAAGTACCTGCCACAGTACAGTGCAGCACTACAAGGACACACAGTACCACTCAGTACCACTCGCGGTCGCGGGGTTCGGGAACAGGTTCGGGAACTGGTCGGTAAGTATCACTAACTACTAACCACTACTACCTAAGGAACGAAACCAATGGCTTCCGAGATTCTCACCAAGCTGATCGAAGAGCGCGATGCTGCAAAGGCTGCTTACACCGCGTTCACTGCTCCCATCATCGCGGAGAAGCGCTCGGCGCTCACCGAAGATGAGACAACCAAGCGCGAAGAGCTGCGTTCCGCACTTGACGCACTGACTGCTCGTATCAAGGAGGTCGACGCCGACGAGCGTGCCGACGCAGAGCTCGAAGAGGTCCGCAACCGTGCGGGCGTCAACGTGACCGACATTCGTGTCACCTCCGAGCCACGCACCTACGGTGAGGGTTCTCCGAACTCGTACTTCGCCGACCTTGTCCGTTCTTCGAGCTTCGGCTGGAAGGATCACGATGGTGCGAAGGCTCGCCTGAATCGCTACAGCCACGAGCTGTCGGTTGAGGCTGCTGCTGGTTCCGCTGAGGGTCGTCGCGCAGAGAAGATGGTTCTCTCAGGCGCACGTACCGACAACGGCCAGGAGGCTCGTTCTGCCGTCAGTGCTCTTCGTGAGTCGCGCGCGATGGACACCGGTTCTGGTTCTGGTGGGTCGTTCGTTACGCCTCAGTACTTCGAGTCCGACTACGCTCCCTTCCGTCAGTTCGGTCGGGCGTTCATCGACAACTGCAACGTGCAGGACCTGCCCGAGTACGGTATGACCGTGTACCTGCCCGCGCTCTCCGGACCTGCTGGTGTTGCCTCGCAGTCTACTCAGAACACCGGTGTTACTGAGACCGACCCGACCGCCGGGTACATCTCGAACAACCTCACCACACTTGCTGGTGAAGTTACCATCTCGCAGCAGTTGCTTGACCGCGCTGGTCCTAACTTTGCGTTCGACAAGATGGTCTTCGACCAGCTTACGCGTGCGTATAACCAGCAGGCTGACGCCTACGCGTTGACCGCCGCTCTGGCCAACGCTGGTACCATCACCTACACCGCCGGATCGTTCTCGCTCCCGGCGTTCTGGTCGAAGGTTGCTGGTGCTAAGGCCGCTACCGCCAGCACCTCCGGCACCATCTTGCCAGCCACGCACCTATTCGCTACGCCAGCTCGCTGGTCTTTCGCTGAGGCGCAGGTCGACTCGCAGAACCGTCCTCTGATCGTCCCGAACTACGCGGGTGCGTTCAACGCTGGCGCTGCCGGCTCTGACGGAACTCCAGTAGTCGAGGGTAACACTGGCTACCGCATGCTCGGTCTGAACGTCTTCGAGGACGGATCGATCCCGACGCCAGGTACTGGTGCCGACCAGGTCATCGTTGCTCACATGCCCGAGGTTTGGGTGTGGGAGGGTCCTCTGACTCCCCGAGTGATCCCGCAGACCTACGCGCAGAACCTGTCCGTGCTGCTCCAGACCTACTCGTACATCACGGCGATCGTGCGCTACCCGAAGGCTGTGCAGACCATCACCGGTACTGGCCTCGGCTCGATCACCTTCTGATCCGCTTGTTGGCTCCGGCTGGGGGTTCCCTCCTCAGCTCCCAGCCGGAGACCAGCATTTCTAACACTGTGGGCGCTGAGTTTAGGGATCGTCCACGCGATAACAGAAAAGGATTCAGATGGCATTCACGTTCGAAGAGCAGTCTCCACGTCGCGAAGAGGTGGTTGGTCCAGACGACGTTCAGTTTGTGAACGCCTCCGGGTTCGACCAGTTCTGCCACGCGGTTGGTAGACTGGTACGAAGAGGAGAGAAGTTCGTGGCTAATACAGAGCAAGCCGCAGTACTCGAGGGGAACCAGGTGTTCCGTCGCGTCGAGGCTGAGGTAAAGAAGGTCGAGAAGGCCGTAACCACGCGCACTGTTTCCGCCGAAGGTGTAGAGACTGACGGAGCGCCTGCTGTCGAGACGAGGTAACCAGTGGCGTTCACACAACGCACCGTAACCCACGTGTTCCTCAACGGAGACCTAACTCCCGCCTCGGGCAAGGTTGCGTTCACCCTCGATAAGTTGATCTCCAATGATGGTACGTCCATTATTCCTCTCGAGATCAACTCCGCGCTGGACGGAACCGGTCACCTATCACAGGAACTGACATGCAACACGGACGCCGACACACTGCCGTCTGACAGCCAGTGGCGCGTTGACGTGACGTTGGCTGGGGCATTGTCCACGCAGTCCTACTACATTGTTCTGCCACCTGGAGTAGGCTCCGTTGATCTGTTCTCCCTGATCGCAGGAACACAGCAGGTAGGGTAATGACACAGGTAAACTCAGTAACCGAGAACCCCAATGGCGCGTCACTGACGTGGCAGAGCTACATCGATCTCGAAGAGACGATGGAGTGGCTGCAAATTCCGGACAAGGACCTAAATACAGTAAAGAACCGTCTTCAGCTTCTCATCGACATGACGTGTACGTGGGCTCAGCGACGTATTGCCAACCCTATCGCACCAACGTTGTTCAACCGCCGCTTCGATGGCTGGAGTGGCTGGAACGGTGCGTACCTTCAGCTTCCATACTACCCAGTTCTTGAGGTAGTTCGCGTAACAGAGTGGTGGGGCAGCTCAGGTCCGCATATTTTGGACGAGCAGTACCCTGAGAACAACATCGACGGCTTTACGATGGACTACTACACCGGGCAACTCACCAGGGTATTCCCGGGGCTTGTAGTAAAGCCGTTCTTCGCAGGCCACCGCAACCTCGAGGTAGAGTGGAAGGCCGGCTATAGCCAGGTCCCAGCCGACCTGAAGGTAGCCACACTTGAGATGGTGGCGCACTGGTGGCGTAACACGCAGCAGAACCAGGCAAACTCGCTCGGTGGACTGAACGCTATGAACGAGTATGATCCAGAGACGGTGGCAAATGGGCTGTGGCAGGGTACACCATACCGTATTCTCAATCTCCTTGACTCCATGGTGCACGTGGGTATCGGATAATGACGACGCTGAATACCACTCTACCGGACGCCATCGACGCACTATATGCTCACTTTCAGATTGTCCAGAGCAAGCTATTCGATCTCAGTCTTGGGGTAACAATCGGACCTCCTATTTCTCAGGTAGAAAACAACTTCTTGACAGTTGGAGACCCAGAGACCGGGGAGCTGTTCAACTCCTACCTACAGGACTTCCGAGGTATGCCCGCCGTTGCCGGCCGCAAGGAGGAATCTTACAGTATCCCGTGCGGTATTCGTGTCTGGGACGGGGATAGCAACCCTCTTGACAGGGCGCGTGATCTGGTGACGATCTTCGATGCAGTGCTCGCAGAGCTACAGTCTGACCCGGGCGGAGAGATCAATGGCTTCCCAGCCCTCTCACCATCTGGGTCTTGGAACGCTACAATGTTAGTCAACCACCGGTCAGGCAATCTGGGCGGAAAAGGTTGGGGAATGATCGCAACATTCCAGGTTGAGGTTATCAACGTCATCATCAACGCGCAACCCTGAGGAGTAGGAAACAAATGGCACGAACGGTAGAGGTACGGAACATCAGTGGCGAGGACCGCCTGGTAGGCTACGGTCTTCCTAAGGCGCGTCTGGTCGAGGCTGACGAGGTTATCTCCGTTCCTGCCGAGGTTGAGGAGAGCTACACAATCCAGACAAGCGTCTGGGAGAAGACAAGCCCAGACAACCTGGACGACGACGAAGACGAAGACGTCGAACCTACTACTGAAACGGAAGACTGACAATGACTACAGGAATCGCATCGGGTCTTGGTGCTACATGGGGCTTCGGTAAGGAGACCACCTTCGGTACCGCAGTTACTGTCGACCACTGGCTTACCGTCAATACCGACAAGGTTGCCGGTGTAAAGAAGACGGCACAGTCTCAAGCGCTGCACGGTGGGCTCTATGAGCTTGCGTCGCGTCGCGTTCTGGCGTCGTTCGCCACGGCCGGACAGGTAGACCTGGACGTTACCACCACCAAGCTTGGCCTTCTTCTACAGGCCTGCGTAGGATCGCCCAGCTCGACTGTACCGGTGCAGCAGGGTGCAACTGCCGCGTATCTTCAGACACACGTTGCTGGGGACACGCAGGGCCAGTCGCTCACGCTTCAGTCTGGTCGTCCAAGTGTAGATGGAACTATCAATGCCTTCACCTACAACGGCTGCAAGGTTACCGCGTGGGACCTGTCGGTAGGTACTGCCGCACTGGCCAAGCTGTCACTGACTTTCGACGGGGTAGATGAATCAACGGTTGCCACGTACGTTGCGCCGTCCTACGTCCCAGCCGCTGTTCTGTCTTGGAAGGACGGAGCGCTTCTGGTGGGCGGTACTGTAGCATCGTCCGGCGGGGTAATCACTGGCATCACCGGCGGTACGGCTCCTTCCGGCACCGTGTCTGCCGTGGACCTGAAGGGTGCCAATGCCTTCGACACAGCCCGTCAGCAGATTGGGTCGCTGGTCAAGTCAGAGCAGCTAGCCAACGCGTTCCGTAAGTACACGGGCCAGATCACGGTTGAGTTCGCAAACCTCACCGACTTCTACGCCTTCTATCGGTCGGACGCCAACTTGGCACTTCAGTTCACACTTACGGGAGGGGTTATCGCTGGCGCGTATAGCTACCAGCTACAGGTACTTATCCCTGCTATCAAGATTGACACAGACGCCATCACCACCGACGGTCCGGCAATCCTCAAGCAGACACTGCCCTTCACTGTGCTGGACGACGGTACCAACCCAGTCATTCAGATCAACTACCTGTCCACGGACACAGCGCTGTAATATCCACCAACAGAGGAGAAACATGAGCACCATCACAGTAGGAGGAGACTCGTACGAGTTCGACTTCGAGAACCCGAGCAACAGAGAGGTCATGGCCATTGAGCGCGTCTCAGGCCAGACACTGCTGGAGTGGCTAAACGCACTCCAGGCAGGATCAGTTACCGCACTTACACAGATTGTGTGGGTGTGCCAAAAGCGCACAAACCCACAGCTCAAGCTTGCCGACGTAGAATTCAGAGTGGGAGATTTTACCATCGATCACGGGGATACGGTAGAGGACGAGCCGAGCGCGGACCCAAAAGACCAGATCAGTTTAGCCACTACCGACAACGAAAGCTGATTGATCTCAAGTTCGAGTACCAGAACGAGTTCGCGTATCACCTACATCTGAACTCTCGCCACTTTGACGAATTGGGCCTTCTTGAGACTTATGTCTACATAGTCGGAATTGAGGACCTGCGACGGGAAGCGGCAAAGAGCTAATGGCCACATCAATTACAGGCGGTAACGAGATCATTGTAGTAGACTCGAAACCTCTGAAGGCGATGGCCAGGGATTTGCGCGAGTTGGATAAGGCGTCGTACGACGAGTTTCGTGGAGCCATGAAGGCCTCTGGCACGCTTGTGAAGGAGGAGGCCGCGCGCAGAGCTGGCGAGTTCAGTACGCGCATTCCTCCCAGCCTGAAGGTACGCGTCACAGGCCTTGGTACTACTGTGAAGGTAGTAGGTACATCACCCAATGCTGCTCCTATCGAGAATGGTGGACGAGGAATGGTTCGCCACCCTACGTTCGTCAAAGAGGCCGATCTTCCTGGACCGGCTGGTAGCTGGACAAGTAAGAACTCGCACCCTGCCTATTTGGCACCTGCCCTCGATGCAAAGTCTGACGAGATCGAGGTTCTGGTAGATGCTGCTATAGAGAGGGCGCTAGCAAAGATGGGATTCAAGTAATGGCCGGATACATCGACCTACAGACAACGGTGTCTACAATAATGGCGGTCAGTCCGCCTGACGCGTCCGGAAACGTAATGGTCGTAGTCAACGGAGGTAACGCTGCTGGAGTTACCTTCTTCGGCAACTACTACAACGCTGCTGCCTCTGGAGCCAACTATACGTATGGCCTGTGGCTATTCAAGATCAGCCCAACAGGCACTGTGCTGTGGCACTGCCAGGTACGCTGTGGAAGCTCAGGACTATTCCAGGCATCAAACGTAGCAGTAGACAGCTCCGGTAACTTCTACCTGTGTGCTGGTTCTGGAGCAGCCAACCTTACTACAGTGTATGATTCTACCGGCACCTCTCAGTACGCCGCGTCTGTGTCCTCGGTTCTATTTCAGGTTACATCGTCTGGGTCTATTGGGTGGGGTATACAGAACAGCGCTATTGGTACAGTTCCGTTTGTGTCTCTCTCTACTAATGGTACCAACCTTGCTATAACTACTCTTGTGTCTGGTGCTGGGTCTTGGGTTCTTGGGGCGGCAACGTTATCAATGACTGGTGGTGGGTTCAACTACCTGGTTCTTGGTCTGCTGGCCTGCTCTACCGGGTCAGTCACCTATCAGATACAGAACACTACTTCCGTGCAGGCTACCTCAACTATTCCTGCTCTTGGTGTGAACTGCGCAATGGACGTAAGCGGTAACGTGCACGTGGTGTTTGGTTCTGCTGCTGGTACTGGAACTGTTACCATGGGTGGTAGCTCTGTAACTAAGCCCTCTGGTGTTCCTGGTGTTTATCACTTCAAGATCAATACGTCTGGCACAGCCACCGCAGCGCACGTTGCTAACTCAGCGGGCACACTGACTGCTCCGTCGAGGATTGGCTGGTATGGCACGTCATTTATTCTTGGCTGGACCTTCTCTGGTACAGGAACATTCACTTTCAATGGGAAGAGCGTAACCACCACCAACACCATTCAGACAGGTTTGTACATCACGGACGCCACCACCTTCACTACAAGCTCAGCGTTCGCAACTCCGGTGCCCAGCGTAGCTCCGTCCAACCTTACGGTGGCGGCTGTGGGATTGACTGCGTCTGGTGACGCCATTGTCACGGGCATAATGTCCTCGTCTACGGTGGTGACGTTTGGCTCCACTACACTTACTGCACAGACAGCGACTGGTACGGACGTATGGGTGGCTCGGTATTCTACCGGGTCGTCAGCGTGGGTATCCGCAGGAAGCGTTGGTACTAACAAGGCTACGTATACTACGGCGAGCAACACAGCTAGTGGCGCTGCATTCGACTCACTCGGAAACACCTACATCGGTATATCGGTAACTGCAGCCACCCTGTCTCCTGCTCCCGTATTCACACCTTCATACTCGCCTACTCCAGGATACGCTCTTGGCTACGTGGCAACCTTGGCGGCCTTTCAAGACGGCTGGGGCGGGGTATCAGTGGCTCCGGCCATCACCTCCTCGAGCTCGGTCGCGTTCGTACAGGGCTCGTCCGGATCCTTCACTGCGACAGCCACAGGGTATCCAGCTCCAACATGGACTATAACCTCTGGCACACTACCTACCGGACTGACACTAAATGCTACTACTGGAGTCATCTCTGGCACTCCTTCCGGGTCACTTGGAGACTACCCTATAACGCTGAAGGCCACTAACACGGTTGGCTTCGCAACACAGTCTATAACTCTGACTGTAAACGCCAGTCCGACTATCACGTCAGCAGCCAGCGCTACCGGAGCACAGGGGTCTGCGTTCACGTTCACCGCCACAGCTACTGGCTACCCGGCTCCGACGTGGTCGATTCTCGGATCACTTCCCACCGGCCTGTCACTGAACTCAACTACTGGCGTCATCTCAGGAACGCCATCAGTAAATGGTGTCTTCTCATTCACGATAGTAGCTTCAGGTTATGGTACTGCTGCTAATCAGCCCTTCACTCTTACTATCAATGCTGCACCTACATTTACGTCGTCTGCTTCAGCGGTATTCACGTACGGCTCTGCTGGATCATTCAATGTCACTGCCACCGGAACTCCAGCTCCTACGTTTTCTGTTATCAGCGGAAGCCTTCCTACGGGCGTAACTCTTAGTAGTGCGGGCCTACTGTCCGGCACGCCAAGCGTAACTGGGCTATTCTCCTTCACCATCAAGGCAACAAACTCTATCAGCCCAGACGATACGCAGAGCTTCTCATTGCTGTGCGTACAGCCGCCTACTATAACTAACGCGTCCTCGACTACGTTTATCGACGGAACACCAGGATCGTTCTCCTTCACTGCATCTGGATATCCGTCCTCGAGCTGGTCTATTACTTCCGGATCATTGCCGTCTGGTGTTACGCTATCAGCCGGAGGAAGCCTGTCTGGTACGCCCACCTCGTCTGGGTCATTCCCGTTCACTGTACAGGCCAGCAATGGGTTCGGTAGTAATCCTACGCAGAACTTCACGCTAACTGTGTCGTCCGCTGCGCCAACATTCACCAGCTCTACTAGCGCCACTTTCACCAAGAGCGTAGCCGGAAGCTTCTCGGTGGTAGCTACTGGTGCGCCAGCTCCTACGTATAGCATCACGTCCGGCGCTCTACCCACCGGTCTGACGCTAAACACCACCACTGGTGTTATATCCGGTACGCCCTCCGTAACTGGAACGTTCGTTCTTGGTCTTACCTCAACCAACGGTATTGCTCCAGATGCTACACAGACACTTACGCTGATCGTGGTGCAGGCTCCATCGATCACCTCGTCCACCAGCACCACATTCATTGAGCTGTCCAGCAACAGCTTCTCTGTCACCACCACCGGGTACCCATCTCCTACCGTTAGCCTTCAGTCTGGGTCACTGCCGGCAGGTGTGTCACTGTCCAGCGCTGGTTCCCTCAGCGGCACTCCTACGCAGTACGGCGTCTTCACGTTTGTGATCCAGGCATCGAA